AAATAAGAAACGAGTTTGGCTTAGGCTCAGGTCAGATAGCTATGTCTCAGCTATATGGTAAAGGTAATGCACCAGCAAGTAGTGGTGCTATCTTTTGTGGTGGACACTTTCATGGTACAGCTAGTTTTACTGGTTTAGCAAATACCACTGTAAACTCAGGTACTCATGTTATTAAAGCTGGTTTAAATCATGTAGGATATTCAAACACAAATGCACACAGTGCAGCTGCTGCTTTTGGTAGTATAGGAAGTCGTACTATATCAGGCACAAGTACATTAATAGACCAAGTGTATTGGAGAGATGATTCACCGAGTGGACTTGGTGCTCTAGATAATTTAAGAATTGCATTTTCGACTGCAAACTTTACAGGATGGACAACTCTTACAGTATCAAGAGCAAATGGTTCAGCCCAATATGTATTAAATAGGTCAGCAGCAACTATAACAAGCAATGGTTATATGTATTACTGGCAATATCCTAACTCAACAACAAATCCATTTGTTGGACAAACAGCAGCAATCGTACAATTAACATGACTTATACATTCACAGAAGTAGAAACATTCAATATAGATGATGACTTTGATTCACTATACACCGATAGTTTAGATGATTTAAACGGTGGAACAATAGTAGCTAATGGTACTGCTGAAGAAAAGAAACAAAGATTAATTCAGTTAATCAATGGACAAAACGTCCACAACATGAAAAACATTATCATAGCTAGAGATGGTACGCCTTGTATGTATATACAGGGAACATTTGTTGATGGTTGTTACACATGGCACAGCGGTATCGTAGCTAAGATTAATAACAGTAAAGCATGGACAACACATGCTGACTTTCATCAAGCTAATAAAGACTGGATACTATCATTAGGCGGTGACTCATGGGCTATAGAAACCATTATAGGCACAGACATTGATACCTTCTTTACAATGATGAACACTAACGGAATTTGTTTAGGAACACTAGAAGAAACTAATACAGATTACAACATGAAAATAATGAAATGGACATACTAAATGGGAATCTACATCTCCGCTCTGTACATTACATATTTTATGTTATCGTTCTATGCGTTCTATGTGTTATCTTGGACGCAGCTTTTCTATACTTATATCTTATTTTACTTACTGCTTGAAGTAGCAATGAGCTTATTCCTACACAGATGGGCTACACATAACCTGTGGAATCCACCAGTGTGGCTACAAAATATAATGAGTGTTGTATCAATGACAGCATTATTAGGTACACCTATATCTTATAGTGCATGGCATAGAACACACCACGCTACCTCTGATACACCTAAAGACCCTCATAGTCCTAAGTATTCTAATTGGTTATACATTATATTTGCACCTCATCATCAACGCACTGAACCAAAGAGAGCGGCTGATAGGATGAGAAACAAATGGCAACTATGGCTGACTCTACATGAAGTGCAGCTTGTCTTTATATTAAACGGTTTATTATTATTAATATTACCTATTGATTGGTTTTTAATGTGGGCTACTGCGGTAGCTTGGACAACGTTTTGGGTAATGTTTGTTACTGGTATTATGTGTCATTCATATGGAAAAGATGAACCATGTGATGTACCATACATGTATCCAGTGGCGTTCTCTGAAGCGTTCCATAAACAACATCATATCAGCCCACAGTTAAAACACTGTAAGTACGACATATGGGTATGGGTAATTACAAAACTGAGGTGGGTATGAAACATGCGAGATTAGTACAATTATTAGCTTTGCTAAACCATATTATAGCTATAGCGGGGTGTTATTATTTCCCTGAGTATATTGTTTATGGTTTATTCGCTTGGGCGTTTGTTAATATCTTTGGCACAAACATTGCCATACACAGGTTTATGGCTCATAGAAGTTTTGAAACAACTCCTATCAAAGCTAAGATTCTAAAGTATCTTACAATCATACCAGCATTTGGTAGCCCACTATCGTGGACTGCAATGCACAGATACCATCATATGTACAGTGGTAGTAAACAAGACAATGAATCCCCTGAGAATATAGGATATGTCAGAGCATGGCTTACATTGTATGACCCTATTACTGTTCCTAAAGAGATGGTAAAGGATATTCTAAAAGACAAAGATTATATGTTTATAACTAAGCATTATTGGACTTTATTACTTAGTTATATAGCTATATTGTACGCAATAGACCCATTATTAGGTGTATTTGCGTTCTCATTCCCAGCAGCATGTGTATATCAGGCAGCTGGTGCGTTTGGTGTTATACCACACATGAAACAGTTTGGTTATATTGTGGTTAAACCCAACAAAGACTGCACGGCGGTCAACAGTCCCCTGACTTCTCTTATAAGCTGGGGTGAAGGTTGGCATAATTATCACCACACTATTGCAAAAGACTACAGACACGGTCACAAATGGTGGGAACTAGACCCACCCGCATGGTTTATAGAGAGGATATTTCTTAAATGAAAGTTACATTAGAACAACTTGCTGAAAAGCTAGACCGACTAGAGACAAAAGTAGAATCGTTACAAGAAGATGTAGCCAAAGGTAAAGGAGCTGTTAGTTTTCTTATGTGGTTAGGTGGTATAGCCAGTATTATTGTTGGATACTTTTGGAGTAAGTAATGATACCTTTTGAAGTTATTACCATGTTAGGTAGTAGTTTACTTACAGGTGTATTAAGCCTGTGGTCAGCTAGTCAGAAAGACAAGGCAGAACAACAAAAGTATTTAATACAACGTGCTGAGGTTGATAGAGCAGCCATACAGGACGCACGTAATCACGGTGGGCACTTTCAAAGTGTGACCCGTCGTTGGATGGCATTATTAGCAGTATTCTTTATTATATGTTTACCAAAGCTAGCCGTCTTTATAGACCCATCTATTGCGGTACATCTAATGTATTTAGAGCAAGTTAAAGAAGGATGGTGGATATTTGGCTATACACAAGAGGTAACTACCTTTGCTGGTCTTACAGGTATAGTCATAACTAACGCTGACACACACTTTTTAGCGGCAGTATCGGGATTTTATTTTGGTTCTGCGGCGGTGCGTAGATGATAGATAAATTAATTACAGCTGCAATACCTTTGTTACTTGCTTTACTGGGATACTTATTTACTAGTTTATTGTCTATACATGATAGTGTAAATATTCTTAATCAAAAAATGTCAATACTTGTTAATATGGATAATCAGATTATTCCATCTCCTGATAATGTCATTGAACGTCAAAAGATTAAAGAAGACATAATGACTGAATTACTAAAATTAGATAAAAGATTATCTATAGTAGAATGGAGAATAGAAAATGACAGAACAAAATGAACAAATAGAAAAGATAGTAGAAGAGTTACCTGTATTACTGGTGGCTCATGCTTATAGGAAGCTCAAGTCAGGTGATGAAATATCTGCAAGTGAGATGAAGGTATGCTTAGATATCTGTAAGACTTACTCAAGTCCTGATATCGTAGAAAAAGCTAACAACATACTAGAGGACTTACCGTTCGACACAGATGAATAAGATAGATAACTTTAAGAACTTCTTGTATCTAGCTTGGAAACACCTCAATCTACCTGAGCCAACACCTATACAATACGATATAGCAGACTATCTACAATCTAAAGAGAAACGTATAGTAATAGAGGCTTTTAGGGGCGTAGGAAAGTCTTGGATTACTTCTGCATTTGTATGTCACCAATTACTGCTGAACCCTCAGCGTAACATATTGGTAGTATCAGCTAGTAAAACGAGGGCTGATGACTTTAGTACATTTACACAGAGGCTTATTGCAGAAATGCCTTTGTTACAACATTTACAACCTAAGGATAGCCAAAGACATTCTAAGGTATCCTTTGATGTTGCCCCAGCACAGGCTTCACACGCCCCCTCAGTGAAGTCTATGGGGATTACAGGTCAGCTTACGGGGTCTAGGGCTGACCTTATTATTGCTGATGACGTAGAATCTGCCAATAACTCACAGACTCAGCTTATGCGTGACCGCTTAAGTGAGACCGTAAAAGAGTTTGACGCTATTATAAAGCCTAAAGTAGGACGTGTTATCTTTCTAGGAACACCTCAAACAGAGATGTCATTGTATAATGACCTAGATGAACGTGGCTTTAAGACACGTATATGGTCAGCATTGATTCCTAACCAAGCACAAAAGGTAGGATATGGGCATAAATTAGCTCCTACAATCGCTGATATGGACGGTAAAGAGGGAGACCCTACTGACCCTGATAGATTTAATGAAATCGACTTAATGGAGCGTTTAAGCTCATATGGTAGGTCAGGCTTTAATTTACAGTTTATGTTGGATACTAGTCTATCTGACGCCAATAAATACCCATTGAAGCTTAATGACCTTATTATAGCCTCAGGTTGCAGCACATGGACAGAAGCTCCAGCCAAAATACAATGGGCTTCAGGTATAGACCAAATCAAAGCGGTTGACTCTGAGTTACCTAATGTAGGACTTAAGGGTGACTATTGGACTTCTTACCTATATATGTCCGAAGAATTTACAGAGTTTGAAGGCTCAGTTATGTCTATTGACCCCGCTGGTCGTGGGGCAGATAAAACAGCCTATTGTGTACTTAAGATGTTACACGGTGTATTGTACCTGACTGCCATTGGTGGTCTAGATGGTGGATACTCTGATGACACACTTAAGAAGCTAGCCAATATTGCCAAGAAACATGACGTCAATGATATCGTCATTGAGAGTAACTTTGGTGATGGCATGGCAACACAGCTTCTAAAGCCTGTATTGGCTGATATACATCCTTGTAATGTAGAAGAGGTACGTCACAGTATACAGAAAGAGAAGCGTATAATAGACACATTAGAGCCTATTATGAATACCCATAGGTTAGTTATTGATGATAAGCTTATCAAAGATGACTTTCAGTTAGACCCTGACCACCAGTTATTTAGACAAATGACTAGGATAACAAGGGATAAAGGTGCACTAAGGCATGATGACCAAATAGACGCCTTAGCTATTGCAGCTAACTACTGGGTTGAAGTAATGGATAGAGACCAAACATTGTCTTATAACCAACATAAAGAAGAAATGTTACAGGAAGATTTAGATAAATTCATGGAGACTGCACTTGGCAGACCTATGGAAGGAGATAGTTGGATATAGGTCGTCAAAGGTTTTTCTTCATTTTTCCTTTGGCGGCTCTTGTCCTACTTGTAGGAGTCCTTGTCTGTAAATATCTAGACAAAGGGTGGACAAAAACTTAAAGTACCCATATAAGATAGAACCCCTGTGCACCCCTAGCTATATATAGACAAGCTATCCTTCCTTATTACTTATTAATTATGATACTAATAGAAGTACTACTCATAGTTATTACTGGAGTCTTACTCCTTAATAGTCACTATATCAGAACCTATTGGTTGAAGCCTGAGATATCCATAGGGGAGTTTATTCTGATAGCCGTGTTAACAGCTGTTGTTTTAGCTAATATTTGGTAAAAAAATATGAGTGAGTATATCGATACATAGGGGCGGACTTTCCCCCTTAGGTTACGTCTGAGATACTATATTATTAC